TATCTTGATAAGGATTAGGTTCACGATTTAAAAGTGTCTCTACCTTACTACGCTTTATACCTTTAATCACGCCTTTAGTATTAGTATGAGGTTTGACAATAGTAGGAATCTCTGCAACATCATCTACAATCATATTTACACCGCGATTAACAATTTCTAGCTGCTCATAAGCTCTTTCATAGCTTAGAGTGTCTTCACGGGAGCCTTCCTTATTGCCAACGTCATGAAACTGAGCTGGGTTTAGCTTTTCGGTTCTTCCTAAGATATTGTTATACCAAGCCATGTTTTTCTCTTTGAATCTCTACCCAGCGCATCTGTTTCTTTGCAGTCCCTAGCGCAGGATCTTTACCATAAATTGAGTGAAGTTTTAAATGATGAGTATGACACAATGTTGCTGTATCGTTATAAAGCTCAGCATGGTGCTCTTCTATAAAATCATCCCGAAGCGACTGTATGTACTCAGGGTTATGTTTGTTCTTTAGTAACCATTGATTTAGTAGTGGCGTTAAACTATAAAAGTGGTGAAAGTCTAACTGCTCAGACTCACCACAAATCTCGCAAGAGGAACCTTTCGCATACTTAGACTTTGCCTTGTCGCGTACATACTTTACATAGTCACGTTTTAACTTAGGCATTTCTTTTGGGTTCCTGATTTTTCATTAGAAGAATTATATCTAGTTTAAGGTATATTGTCAACCACTATTTTTAACTAGGTGTCGCTAGAAGGATATATTTGCAGTTTGAAATGAATATAATCCATAACGAAGAGCATCTGCCATATGCGAAGCCATATTGTGCCTTGGTTTTTCTCTTGCAAGATTAGGGTTAGGATCCCACTGATAAGAGTCTAGGCATATAAGGGATTGCTTACATTGTTGATCAACAAATAATTTATTGTTATCAACAACTGCGGAAACATGCCCTATACCGTCTAGCACTGATTTTTTTGCATTGATAGTAGATATATCATAATTCTGCGCTAGATCAAAACGAGTCTGCTGTGCTGCAGAGTCAATGTATATATAGTCAATATCCCATCTTTCTATAAGTTTTTGTATTTCTATCGCATGTTGCTCTGTAGTACGTTCGTTATTAAAATATTCATCTAGTAAATAGAATTTATCTTCGTCCCAATCATAGGCAATTACACACAGTGCAGTAGGATCTTTGAAACCTACGTCCAACCCCGCGAACACGTCCATCTTACTAGTATCAAACTGAGACAAGTCTTTGACTTGGCTCTCAAAATCGAACTTCCAAATCTGTCCTTCATAAGTATTAAAGTCAGCTTCATACTCTTGTTTAAATTCCGCTTCAGACATAGACTTACGTGCTTCTGAAATATCTGACTCAGACATACGAGGGTTATCACGGTAAGTTGCTCTTATGGATGCCCACTCTGGAAAATCATCTGAGAATCCTCTATAGAAGAACTCCGAGAACCAGTTGTTGCGACCCCGTGGCGTGGAGATAAAGATAGCTTTAGAATTAGGCTTGTCTAGGGTAGGTCGAAGGGCAACGTTGAAGGCATCCTTGCCGTCAGCGAGTGCGGCCTCATCAAAGATGATAAGGTCATAAGATCTACCTACACAAGAATCGACCTGATTAACAGAGCCCATTCTTACAGTAGATCCATTAGAGATTTCAATAACTTTGTCCTTGGCGTTATCTTTTGTAACTTCTAAGTCAAAATGCTTAATAAGATTCCTTTGAAGATCAAAAGAAATCTGAGACAAGGCATAATTAGGAGACATAATAAGGATGTTAGAGCCAGGTACCAAAGACACGAGTTGTCCAATGATGTTGGCTATATATGTCTTGCCCTGCCGCCGAGAAACAGCAGCAGACACAAAACGATACTTTGGGTTATTAATCGCATTGATAATTGCTATCTGCGAAGGTAACGGAGTGACATTCAATAACTCCATATAAGGAGCTATTGGAAGTTTAAGGAATCTTGTCTCAGATCCTATTTCAACTATTTCATCAGAGATAATATCTCTTCTACTTATTTCTACTGCCATATATTAATCTTCTTTTTGTACAATTTGCCACATTCCCCAAGCGAAACCCGCCCAGGCCACTAAGTGTGCTACGCCACCAAATAAAATAACTACTCCACAGACTCCCATAAGAATAAGGGAGTCTTTCTTTTCTTTTATTTTATTCAACATGAGATCCTCTCTTTTTATGTCCGTTCCAAGCTACAAACCCCGCTACACGCAGTGACCAATAAGCTAGGTAGTTAAGTACTTTAAAACCGTTTACTTCGATACAGATATCACGGAAAAGTTCGTCCATATATTTTTGATCACGGTATCCTATATTAGTTCCATCTCTCCTTTGAAGAGTAGCAAACTTGTAACCATAATCATGTACTAAGCCGCCCATTAAGAGTACTCCGACAGGAGACAGGAAAGTTGCAAGGAACTTTGGTACCGATGCTCCATCAAACTCAAAGCCGGCAGGTATTGTATACTTTATGCCTCTTAGCATAAAGTCAAAATCTTCCATAATTTTCCACTTTCGTGAACCGAGTAACCACATTAAAATACCTTTGAAAAATCCTTTATCCTTTGTTGCAATAGGAATGGGAGACATTACAGGCATACGTGCATACTTAAAATCTACTAAACTTTCTAGTTCTTTACTATCAAATTTATTTACAATCCAGCCGCATAGTACTAGTATTATTAGTACTGTCCACTGCCAAAACGTTTCTGCTATATATAGTATAATTTCTAAAGATTCTACCATCATTTTTTACCTCCTACTGCTTCTTTGGCATAAAATGCCGCTACAATTGCGGCTACCGATACAAAGTAAGTAGGTGCCATAGAGCCTAGTGTTTTCTGGGCCTCATCTAAACCTGCGAGACTAGCTAGTACTACTGCAAAGGGGTATAGTAACATTCCTGCAAGTGCGAACCATGCCATGTTGCGTTGGGCATCTCGCATTGCATCTGCATCTTCTAGTTCTTTGCGTTTTGCTTCAAGATACATAGACTGCTCTGCTTCAGAGACTTTCCCGTCGCCGTTTGTGTCTGCCGGATGAAATTCTTTATCTACCATTTTACTTTATTTGCCCAATATGCTGCGGACATAGGCCCTCTAGCTATATTCTTTGCGTGTCTCGCTTTAAAAGACTTACGTTTTGCTTTCATTGCTGCTGATTCACCGGCCTTCGGCTTCCCTGCCGTACTAGCTCCCTGCTGACCGAAACGAATTGTTTTTACTTTACCGCCAGTTCTAGCTACTACAATATGAGACTTCTTAGCATGCCCTGGAGTACGTTTGGGTTTATTATAACCGCTAACGCCTGCCCGTTTTAACCTTGAGTCTTTTTTCTTTGTTTTTCGCTTTGCTGGCATAAAGTTTACTCCTTACTTTTGCTAATTGCGCCTGAGACATCTGCTCCAGCTGCGGTAGCTATATCCGCTACTGCTGTTCCTACTCCTCCGAGAGTTCCGTTAATGATACCCTGAGTGCCGTCAATAGCAGCGTTCATGGTGCCACAGGCTCCAAGTAGTAGTGCAGATACTATAACTAAATATTTCATCTGTTTCTCCGTTCTTTTCTTACCCTAAAAACCGTAGAGTGCTGGTGGTAAGGTGCCCCATCACACCCTGGTTAATAAGTTATTTCTTTTTTGCTCTCTTTCTAGCATTCATATTTGCGTATAATCCTCTACGCTTACTCTTCGTCTTCGTCTTCGTCTTCTTCGCCATAGTCAAGTTCCTCTTTAACACACTCGCAAGGGTCACAATCACAATCTGGACAGTCGCAGATTTGGGGGGAGCTAGGAGAAGTTCCTAATGCATCATACATAGCCTCTTCCTTAGTACCAAACTTTAGCAGGTTACCTTCTTCAGTTCTATAGCACCATCTTCCTCGTTTCTCAAATATTTCAATCATTTCTTTGCCCTTCTTCGTCTATTCGTAGCAGTTCTCTGTCCACGTTTAGGAAGTTTTCTTTTTGGTTTCTTCTTATTCATAATAATCTCCTAGCTTAGCCTATCAAGGCCATTATCATAAAAATTAAAAGGGGTATAAATAGGATTGAAATACCTAACCCTTTTGCCCACATTAGTATAAATTTTTTATTTTGTTGTTTTTCATAACGCGCCAACGCAGCTTCTTTTTCTCGAAGTTTCTTTGCGTCAGACTGAAACTGTAGCCAAGCATTCCACATACCAGGATCGCCTGCATAAATCATATGTTCTCTAAGCCATTCTTCTTGTTTCTTCAGCTTTTGTAGTTCCATAAAAGCTTGAAGCTCGTTACGGTTACCACCTTGTTTTGCTTTTTTGGCTATTACTGATTTACTATCAAAGTAAGAGGTTGCAGAGTCTGCTACATCAAATAACTCTTTACCATTGGTAAGAGCTTGTTTAATTACAGAAAAAGCTGCATTTGCTACAGCTATCTCCGCCAACACTAGAGCATAGTTACTAGGGTTACTATTACACCCGCCAGAAACAAAATTATGGTTCCGCCCATTTGAAGCATTCTAGCATCAATCTTTTGTAAAGTGCTGTCTATACCTGCTAGACGAGTGAAAGTAGTCTTCCACCTTTCTTCGCACTGGGCTTCGTGAACGGCCAACCCATTTGCAACAAAATCAATCTGCCGAGCAGAATCATGAAATCGTTCCGTAGTTTCTGCGTTCCAATTGACATCAGCGTTACTCTGTTCCATTCAATAATTTATCCATAAGCTTACCATAATTACCTTGCCCAAAGGGAACAGCTTCATTAATCTGTACATTGGTCTGGTTTTTGATACTGCTTCCTTCTGCTTTAGCGAGGTCGGCTTGTGCCTTAATCTCGTCAATACGCATTTTATGAGCCATCTGTAATAGATCTGCTAGGTCTTTACTAGAGTAGACGCCAGATTCCTGGGCTTCTTCTAGTTTGGACGCGATCATCTCGTCTAACAAGGCACCTATGTTATTCTTATTACGGTAGCCTAAGTCTAAGTACACAGTGTCAATGTACTTCTTTACTTCACGTTTATTTAGTACATCTACTACTTGTTGTTCCGATACCTGAAGGTATTCACATACACCGCGTATGTTGCCGTATTGTAAATAACTATTCGCTATTTCGAGTCCTTCTGGACTAATTGTAGTTAATTCTTTTGCCATGGTTCAAATTATACTCAAATAGAGGTTGGTTGTCAAGAGATATTTTTCTCAGGTTAGTCTGCTAACGGATTGTCTAGTGCTCTTTGTAGTTTTTCCGTTAGTCGTGTTTCTAGGTCTTTCATATCTCTATCCGTGTCAGATTTTAATGAGTCTCGCTTTGTTTCAAATCGGTCATTAGCATTATCAATCATTAAACGTACTTTTTCTTCGGATTCGCGTACTTTGTCTTCTACACGATCTGCTTGTTTCTCAATAGAAATAATATCATCTCGTAGCCCTGATTTAATATCTCTAGTATAGGATATTGCATCATCAAGTTTCTGTTCGATAATTTTGTTTCGTGATTCTATTTCATCTGTATCAATGTTCTGAACTACTTGCTTCATATCAGTATAGTCCGCATAAAACTCAAAAGCTGCCCAAGCACCCCCGCCAAGTGTAGATAGTGCTGTAAGCATGATCATCATCTTACCGCCTTTAAACGTCATACCTCCAATCTCAAACTCTGCCATTATTATTCCTTTGCAAACTGTATGTTCTTGAGATTAGCAATCTCTTGTTTTAATTTCATTACTTCCATGCGTTTCTTTTCAAGCTCTAACTGGTAAAGGGTATTACAGTTTATACGCTCTTTAGGTCCACCAATTGGTATAGTTATTTTTGCGTATACGCCTATATCAGTATTCTTTACAGAGGGCATAGAGGAATCATAGGGCATATTATCATAAGGACTTTGATATTGATTATCAATAAAGCCCACTACACCGAATTCCACATTAGTTGCAGAACCAATTGCATTTTGACAATCTAGCTGTCCTGCCCTAATCCTATCTGAGGCGTAGCTCTGAGGAGAACTAGGCAAATTTAGATTTAAGGAGTTTGACTCTGCGAAGACTAGATTACTCAGTAAAAGTAACGCTGTTAGTATTAGTTGCTTCATTCATCTCACTTTTTTATTTTAGAACAAATTCTCGAGGTTATTATATATGGGTTTTTTAAGCTTTTAAGTGTTTTTGACTTTGAGCAAACATAAACTACTTTACTCCTGTCTGATCTTTTTGTATAAACTTCTATAAGTTTTCTGTCTAAGTACGGTAGATTAATAAGTTTGTCTGTGCTGGCGAATGGTAGTGTATTCCAGTCTTCATCAAACACATTAATCGAGTACCAACTAATTTCTTCACGACTATTAAAAATACTCATCTCTACAACATCGACCCCTTTAATATAAGCAGGTTTTAACTCTGGATATGTAGGAGTAAACTGGTGGGCACTAGTGTGCCCTCCTAAAAGAAAAAGTAATGTAAAAATAGTTACTGAGCGATGCATTCTGCCAGTACCATTGCTGTGTAGTCTCCTGCAGGAAAGGATTTATCATAACCGTACTCTGCTTCTGAGTCTACATCAAACCATACACTTCCTGTGAGACTTAAATCAAATTCAACAGTATTATTGTAGGATACTTTGCTAGTTTCAAATGCTGACATAGCCGCATCTGAGGTTTGGCCTACAGCAACTGCTCCTGTCCAATTTACAACGTCTTCTAGTTCAGGGCTAGAGGAGAAAGAGAGAGGATAGGAAACTACTGCTTTATAGTGGTCTGCAACTAAAATATCATAACGAACAATAGGCTTTACTCCGCCAGAAGTTGCATCAGTACTTAGCTTGCTTGGGCTTGGGTTACCATAAACACCGGAAGTGTCTGTTTGAATGACACATTTACTTTCTACTGTACCTAAAATAGGTACATTTGCAAGCGCCATCATAGGCAGCGCGGCTAATAGTATTAAGGACTTGTTGGTTCTCATAAGGGTTCCATTTAAAGGGCATAAAGCCTCTGCGGTAGTATTAGTATTGGGCCTCTACCATTTCTTCATGAAGCAACTGTTGAGCCAGCCCAACTCTCTTTGCCTTCTTATTGTCTGGTAATATTCCATCTACCAGTACTACGGTATCCATATATACTCCGCCGTTTAGCGACCCAGTATAACTACGGGGTATGTAGTTCATTGCGAAAAGTGCTTGCTCTGTCACGGAAGCTTGAGCATCCATTGCGGATTCATTGAGTCCTCCAAGCATCTTCTCTAAATTTACTTTTATTTTATTGTTTCGCTGCTTACGTTCGTATTCTTCTTCTTGCTCAACCTCTGCTTTTCTTTCCATTTCTGCTAGAATTAACGCATCCTGTAATGGATCTTTAAAATCTACAGGAGGAAAAAGAGAGGCATCGTAAGGTATTCTGTATCCAGGGCATGAAGGGTCTGATTGTGGGTCAAAACAAGGATCGTATCTATAACTATAAACCACGGAAGGGTCTACTACTTGTCCGTTACCTTCAATCTGTATGGAGCCATCACCCCATGCTTCAATTGGTATATCTCCTACACCAATTACTTTGTAAATCTTGTTGCCAGGTAATCCTGACCAGTCATCCTTCTCACGAAAGATGTATCCATCTCCTGTAGCGTTCTCATTCTGAACGTAAACAACCATGTCGTCTTCTACATTTTTTACTGCTTCGTAACGATAAACTACAGTACCAACAGTAAGGCCAAGCTGCTGAGGTAAGACATTCTGCATTACCCAGTCATAGGCTGTGGTACGCGCCTGCCCATATACTTCTTCAGAGTATGAGGAGGGCGCCAAGCAAACCAAGGATACCGCCAACACTAAAGAGCGTTTGTTTGGTAGTTTCGTCCATTGCATCTTCTTCTTTCTCCTCTAGAGGTTCTTCTTCTATATGAGTTTGCCAACCTGCTTTTGCCTCTGCTCCTATCATACCATCATAAGGACATGGAGTACCTGCTTGCATCATTGCATCAAATACACGTTTATCTTGACACATTACCGAAACCGCTGCTACTTTCATTCCCATGTCGTACAATGTCTTCGCATTCTTTAATTTCTCACAATTCATATCCCTGTGAGTAGTTCCCATCGAGATGCCTAGGATCTGGGTCTGCACTGCACCCGCAACTCCTACCGTACAAAGATCCGAGTTTGATATATTCATCGTCGGTGTAATTGCCGACGGCGGTGGAGACTTCAATGTAGTTGTACTAGTAGAGTTTATATCACTTGTAGTTGTAGAGTCTGTGACAATTGTATCGGTATTTGTAGTATCATCATCCTGAGCATATAAAGCACCAGACAATACAAGGGGTAAAATAAGTAATAATTTGTTCATGTAAAGCCTATTGATGTAAGTTAGTTCGGTCTTGATTATTCTTCCATTATACCCGAGGTAGGAAATTTTGTCAAGAACTATTTTTCTAAGCTAAAAAGGAGGGGGTACTTGGCCAAGGAGTATCCTCTATATTAGTAACTGCGCTCATATCAATAGTACTAGGTAGATTTCTTAGAGCAGTTCTATATGTTTGAGCCTCTGTTTTCTGAGAGTCTGATAAAGGAGAGTCTGCAACGACGGCCCAGTCGGACTTATAAAGTCTTAAAATTCGCTCTTCTCTTATATCTGCTAAAAGTAAGTCCGAGTCCCACGTCCAGGCACCTGATGCCCATATTCCATATCTGTTAGGTTTTGCTACTCGTGTCTTATATACTGATTCTGCAAAAGACCAATATCTTTCTTCTACAAACTCATTCATATCGTCTATTGCTTCCATCTTATGCAAAATTACCCAGTTATTGTTCGCACCGTCTATGGCTCCGTTTTCTGGATTATTAGCTCCTTTTGCAATTTTTACTATTTTGATATCGCCTTCGACATCAACCCATACTACGTAATGTATCATACTGATCCTCCTTTTGCTAAAAATAAACACCCAAAATTGGGAAAGTAAATTTGACCTATACCTAGCGCGTTGATATATACGTAACTTAGGTTATATATACCAGGGCCGGAGGTATAGGGACTTGTGGTGCCTGTAGTGTGTCTATAAACATAGCCAAAAAAGTTCAGACTGTTATTGCTCGGAAATGTGGGGTTCATCAAAGAATACTGAGACAAGTCATTGCTCAAGAAATCATAATCCCCGTTTAGTGACATACTTGGTTCAAAAACAGTAATTCCTAAACCTGAGTTACCATTATAAAAACCCGTATCAAAAGCTAAGTCTCCGTCCTCGTTATAAACTTGTATTCCATAGCCGCTACTACTTGCGGTTTGACCGCTGGAAGCTCTTGCTACAATGAAAGATGCATTTATGGCGGTTCCGGCGTTGTTTCTAAATGTGTGAGTGGAGCTTGAAGTATTATTACCGGTGGTATCCATTGCTATTGTTTGAGAACCTGAAGTAGCTACAGGTTTTGCAAAAACTAAATCGTAGGTTAGATCGGCAGTACATGTTTGTGAAGACGCTGCAGAAGATAAAACTGTTATACCTATATTTGAAGTATCACTATCTATTTGCGCGTTTCCATTTCCGTTTAATATTTGTATTCCATAAGACATAATTAAAACCTCAATATATAAGGAAAGACTGTTTGTGAGGCAGTGCCGTGGTTGTAAAGATTAAAGCCTTGACCACTTACAGCACCTGTTGTTACTCGACTTATAGTAAGAACTAAGTTACCATAGCCCCTAAAAGCAATATCGGAGTTAGAAGTAGTCAAACCTGTCATATCCTGTTGAAATAATACAGTTGCTCCTGCTGCTACTACGACGGTTGCAGGTAGTGTCATGAAAGATATATATCTGGTAGAGGGGGAGAGTACTGTTGTAGTTCCATTTGTGTCATAAACTTTTATTCCATAGGTTCCTGATCCTCCTGTAACTGCTCCACCTGTGCCCGACCCAGCCGCTACGGTGGTTACGCTAAAGGTTGTGCTATACGTTCCTACTG